ACACGGTACTGAATTAAATACAGGTGCCGAAAAGATCTTAATCCTATCAGGAGATAAGGACTTCATTCAATTACAAAGATTCGCAAATGTTGACCAATACAACCCAGTCTTAAAGAAATGGGTAAGGCATGCAAATCCTCAGCAATATATAACAGAGCATATCTTAAAAGGTGATACTGGTGACGGTGTACCAAATATATTGAGTGAAGATAATTGTTTGGCAGTCGGTAATAGACAAAAGCCAATGACAAAGAAAAGAATTGAAATGTTTACCAACACTCCTGAACAAATGGATGAGGAAACTAAGTTAAGGTATAATCGTAATAAACAAATGATTGACTTGACTATGATACCCGAGGAATATCAAAAAATAATCCTCGACGAATATAATAACCAAGAAGAAGTTGGCAGGTCTCATCTGTTTAACTACTTCGTAAAGAAAAAGTTGAAGAACTTAATCGGAGACTTACAGGATTTTTAATTATGATTAGAGATGCAGTATGCGATGTCATTGACGGAGCAAGAAAAGAAAAGAGTGTAAAAGGTAAAGTTGACTTTTTACAAAAATATGAATCAGTACCACTTAAAGGTGTACTTCGTTTAATTTATGATGAAGACGTTGAGTTTATGGTACCTGACAGTAAACCACCATATAAGGAAAATAATCTTATTGATTTAGATACTATGTTGTATCGAGAAGCAAGGAGATTGAGAATTTTCTTTAAAGGCGGTGGTTATGATAACCTAAATCAAATGAGACGAGAATCGCTGTTTATACAGTTGCTTGAAGACTTATACCCAGGAGATGCTAAATTGCTATCAGAGAATATGATTTCTCATACTCCAATTAAAGGTATTACAAGAAAGACAGTTGAAACTGCTTTTCCTGGTTTATTTGAAACTCCCCTACCAGACCTCGGATTTAAATAAGGAAATTGTTATGTCTAGGCGCAGGCGAACAAGCGCAGATTCCGATTGGAATGAATATAAAAAAGTTGATACAAAACGCAAGAAAAAGCAAAAATTATCAGCTGACAGAAAACAAAAGCTATCCAGAAAGGAAAACTTTCTTTCATAAAACTATTGACATTTGGTCAATTCTTTGTTATAATATAATCTGAAATGGAAAAAGAAATGACAAAAATGAACTTTAGAGAAGAAAAATTAATACTTGTAGACTGTGATGGTGTACTCCTTGATTGGAAATATGCTTTCTACAGCTTTATGGCTGATAAAGGCTATATTATGCAGGTACACGGTCAATATGAAGTGGCCGAGACATTCGGCATTACTAAAGCCGAAGCTAAGAAACTTATCAGACAGTTTAATGAATCTGCAAGAATTGGTTATTTACCAGGATTAAGAGATGCAATTAAATATGTCAAAAAATTACATGATGAAGGTTATGTATTTCATTGTATTACTAGTCTCAGTACTGATTACTATGCCGGTAAATTGAGAGAACAAAATCTCGAAACTTTATTTGGCAAAGGTGTATTTGAGAAAGTAGTTTGCCTTGACTGCGGTGCAGATAAGGACGATGGATTATTACCTTATAAAGATAGTGGTTGCATTTGGGTTGAGGACAAACCTGAGAACGCAGAATGCGGTTTAAATCTAGGATTGAGACCTTATCTTATCGCACACGATTTCAACGATGATTACAACCATCCTGACATACAAAAAGTTAGGTTGTGGAAGGAAATCTACGAAGAAATTGTATAAATACAATTATGCAATATAGGATTGGATACTAAATGCCGACATATATCTTTGAAGACACTACAACAGGTGAACAATTTGAAAAGTTCATGTCTATCTCAGCCAGAGAAACTTACCTTCAAGACAACCCACATTTGAAAACTATCATATCCTCAGCGCCCGGATTGAGTGATGCGGCGCGACTTGGTCGTATGAAACCCGACCAAGGTTTTCGTGATTTACTTACAGATATGAAAAACAATAAATCATACACAGGAAACAAAATCAACGACTGGAAGTAATTCCATGGATTACCTCCGCGTTGATGCAAAAGGAGGTTTTATGCCAAGACAGCGTCGTTTATCACCAAAGGAGAGGAAGTTATTGAAGCGGAAACAAGGAAAGGGAACTTTGGATACAAAATTCTCAATGAGAGACATTTCCCCAATGACAGATACTCAAGAAGATATGTTCGACAGCTATCGTGCTGGATATAATATTGCTGCTATAGGAACGGCAGGCACAGGAAAGACAATGTGCGGATTATATCTTGGTTTAAGTGATATTTTAAATGATGATGATTATGACCAAGTTATTATTGTTCGTTCTGCAGTTCAAACAAGAGAGCAAGGTTTTATGCCAGGCACTCAGGCTCAGAAAGAAGCAGTATATGCAGTACCTTACGCTGATATCGTTAACAACTTATTTGGCAGAGGAGATGCTTGGGAAATTCTCAAACAAAAACACTCAGTCAAATTTATGACATCATCGTTCGTTCGCGGACTTACATTTGATAATTCTATTATTATTGTAGATGAATGTCAGAGTATGACCTATCATGAACTTGATAGTATCATAACAAGAGTTGGCGATTCTTCAAGAATTATATTTTGTGGTGATACAGCACAAGATGATCTTGCTGGAACTAGACATAAGCATGATATATCAGGTCTTGCTGAATTTATCAAAGTACTAACAAGGATGGACCATTCATTTAAAATCGTTCAATTTGGAATTGAAGATATTGTAAGAAGTGGCTTGGTCAAGGAATACATTATCGCAAAGGAGAAACAAACAACTAGGCCGTTAGCAATGACTGCCTAATAAATTGGAAGGGGATCTTCGGATCCCCAACCTTCCATAGGATTATATTATGAAACTATTTGAACACAACGCAGAGGCACCTGTCCTCGAAAAACTCACACGAGCAAATGTAGACGGTAAACGTATCTACCAAACTCCATCAGGTGAAGGTTATCCTTCAGTCACAACAGTATTAGGTATTCTTGGAAAAGAATCTTTAATGGCATGGCGTAAACGAGTCGGAGAAGAAGAAGCAAATCGTATCTCTTCTCAAGCTGCACGTCGTGGAACCGCAGTACACAAACTTTGTGAAGATTACTTGGATAACGATCCAGATTTTAAAAAGAAACATATGCCTGCGAATGTTGATATGTTCAATAAGATGAAACCTGTACTTGATGATAAGATAAATAATATATGGTACCAAGAATGTTTCTTATACTCTAACGAATTACAAACTGCTGGGCAAGTAGATTGTATCGGAGAATGGGAAGGTGAACTTGCTGTTATTGATTTTAAGACATCAAGGAAACTTAAGAAAGAAGAATGGATTCTCAATTATTATATGCAAGTTGCATTCTATGCAAAAGCATTTGAGGAAATGACAGGTACTCATATTAAGAAAGGTGTTGTCTTTATTGGTGTCGATAATGAAGATCCGCAAATCTTCGAGTTTAATACCACTGATTACATAGACCACTTCAAAGCTGTAAGGGAAACATATAAAGAATTATATGAAAAAGAAAAGGTACATAATCTCTGATACTAACATGGGAGTTTTCTTAGGAACATATAACGGATATGACCTAGGGATGGAAGAAGACGGAAGAATATATGCATGCTTTGCTGCTAACAATCCTTTTGGCTTAACTACATGTTGTTCATTTAAAACTGAACGTGCAGCTCATCATTATATTAGTGATATGTTTCCACCAAGAAAGCAAAGACATCTCTCAACTCTTGAAGTTGAAACAGAATCAGAATTCCCTACTGTCGTTGACATAATTAAGTCAGGACATGGAGACGAAACATTTGATATGATAGACGGATTAGTTGCTGAAGGCAGTCAAGTACTGCATTAATAATAAATAACTATTGACATCATAAAGAAAATAGATTAAAATAGCTCCATTATGATAAAAGAAACTAAATTAATACAAGAAGCACTAATGTTGGCTATCAAAGCCCACGATGGTCAAAGACGGAAGTATACTGGAGAACCTTACTCCATGCATCCTATTGGAGTTTCAAAAATAGTAGAGACAGTAGAGCATACTCCTGAGATGATTGCTGCAGCTTTACTTCATGATGTCGTTGAAGATACTGATGTTACATTTCGCGAAATCAAAGATAACTTTGGTTCGACTGTAGCAGAGTATGTTCACTATTGCACAAACGTTTCAGAGAAAGATGATGGTAATCGTAAATTCCGTAAAAAGATGGATGCCGATCATTTTGCTCTAGGACCTGCTGAAAGTCAGACGATAAAGGTTGCCGACTTAATTCACAACAGTCAAACCATTATCCCACATGACCAAAAGTTCTTCCATAAAGCTTACAAATATGAAAAGCAATATATGATGGACGTTTTGACGAAAGCAGACCCAATCCTCAAAGGTCAAGCTCAAATAATGCTTGACGAATCATGGAATCCAGTCAAATAGGCTGGATTTCATTTTATCTCCTTATTCCTTTTAGTTCTATCCATATTCCAAAATAATTTAACTTTTTCTCATAAAACTATTGACATTCGTTATGAGATGGTGTATAATGGTTGTATAAAATGAAAAAAGGAAAGGAAATTATGACTAAATTTGACAAAACACAATTTACCTGGGATGGTATGTATTTAATGTATAGAGGCGATTATGTCGGTTCTAAAACTATGGATGAAGTACATCCTGACTGTCACCCTTCTTGGGTCGGTAAAGTAAAGCCTGCATTTATTGCTAGGAACAAGTATGGATCGTTTCCTTACAAGTCATGGATTAACTGTTTGGTTGATAACTATACAGTTGAGGAATACCTTAAGGTTTCAAACGAACTATCTCCTAGAGAAGCAGTTTGGGCTGTTGGATACTCTGGTAGAGGTAGGTATAACAAAAACAAAACTTTTGTGAAAAAAGTTGCTTAAAACTATTGACATTCGTTATGAGATAGAGTATAATAGTTGTATAAATTAAGGAAAAGGTGAAAATATGAATTATATCGTTAAACAAGTAAAGATCCCAGAATCAGAACAGGAATACCCAAATCTGTATGGATGGGGTGGAGCAGAGGAAAGATCTCCTGCATGGAAAGCAAAGCTTGAAGCAATGCATTTCAGTCAAGATGATTCTTTCAATATTAATAATCTTCCTTTCTACGAAGATTGCTTTGAGGTTCAAGCGCAAAGTTTGGACGGTGTTTTCAGAATCACAAACCTATGGGACGACCCTGATGCGGTCTTCACTATCCAACCTGGTCATAGTACTTCAGTCGGTGATATCATCGTAGAGAAGGACACAGGAGATCATTACATGGTCTGTGACTTTGGTTTCAAGCTACTAGGAATTACAGGAGTAATGTCAAATGTCGCTTAATGAATATTTTGAATTTTTGGATGCTCTGAGGGAGTCAGGAACTATTAATATGTTCGGTGCTCCTAAGGTGCTTCAGGATGAGTTTGGTTTGAGCAAAGGAGAATCTTACGAGGTTTTCAAAGCTTGGACTGAGAATTTTAATAACTAATGAATGGAAAAGGAGTATAACTATGGCACATGAATTAGAAATGGTAAACGGTGTAGCCGCAATGGCATATCGTGAAAGTAAAGGAATCCCTTGGCACGGTCTTGGTGTTCCGGTATCGGATGATATGACTCCGATAGAAATGATGAAAGCTGCTAATCTTGATTGGACAGTTTCAAAGCAAAAATCTTTCATTGAACTTAACGGTGAAAAGATTGAGACAGGTCAAGAAGCCTTAGTCAGAGATACTGACGGCAAAATCTTGACGAATGTTTCAGGTAACTGGAAACCCTGTC